TCGAATTTTTTCCAAGGAGGATTTGAATGTAGTTCGTTCTATCATCTTATCTATGCCATCTTGCATTGTAATCGCCCGCGATGGCACTCACCAGTTTCGAAAAGGTCTGCCTTCAGGCCATTTCCTGACTAGTGTCATCAACACCTTAGTCCACATTTGGGTTCATCGATTTACTTATGATGTTCGAACTGCTGGAACTGTTTATCATGCTCTATATGACGTTTTCGTTCGTTTCTTTCATTATAGTGACGACGATCTCGGATCAGTTAAGGAGCCTGTTCTTAAATATTTCAACATGAAAACATTACAGGAAGATTATTTGAAATTCTTTGGTATGGTTTATACCGCAGGAGATAAGAGTGAAATTGTATCAGGCACCGTTAAGCCTACACATGCAACTTTCTTGGCGCGCTCTTTCCGTCCAATCGACGATCATGTTTATGCACCTCTTTCGATAGAGACCATTGAAAACATGACGTTGTACATTGAACGTTCAACAGAACCCGAAAAAGTCTTTTATGAGACTTGTAGATCCGCCATCTACGAAGCTACGCACTTACCTGAGAAGGAATTTAAGCGTATCAAAAACCGTATCAATGAAAGATTGAAAGCCTTAGGTTTTAAGGAATTTTTAATCTCAATTGAGCACGCGCGAACAAGGTCATACTTGTTCTCCATGCACGCATAAACGTGTGTGGGACATGGTCACCCTGACCATAACTGGCGTTGTGTCGTAACACTAGGTAGGTTGGAGTTACCTGGAGAGGTACCCAACTGAACGCATGTATTGTATACGTAACCATTCGCTTACATGCGCTGATAATACTGAACATTCTGTCCAACCTAATGCAGTGGGACAGTCTTAATAATGCATTACCGAACAATTAACCAATGGAGAGGCAACCTCAAATGCCCAACCCGAGCTATTTTCAGGGCTCGTGTCCACACCTGAGCACCGATCGGAGCTCACTGAATATCAGGAAGCAGAACAGCTTAAGAAAGTGACAACTTCAGAAATGAATACGTTACTTATTGAGCCGTACTTGAATCCTTATCCCGATCAAACACCCAAGCACATCCTGTCGCGTTCGTACAAAGTTGCGGAGTATCAGTGGATTGTAGGAGCAGCCTTCGCGGCCACTCTGAATTTCCCTGGTGCTTTGTTAGCAATACATACCATCGCCTCAGCCCTAGCCACCTTTAGATGGATGCGAAGCCCCGTTGAAGTGGAAGTAAGGCTAAATTCTACGCCCTTTCACTACGGAGCTTTGCTCGTCTCTTGGTTACCCAATCACACCGGCGCATCACATCGATTAGGTATGACTCAACAGTCAGGCAATAATCCGATGGTTCTATCAGTCGCCAAACAAGAAGCAATCACTTTCACTGTTCCTTGGCTTAACCCACTCTTTTTCTTCCCTACCAATGTTGCAGAACCCAGTTACACGGATACCTCCGTTGGTACGGTTGATTTCATCGAAATGGCACCCTTGACTCAAGTCTCTGAAGAGACTACGGATACAATCGTGATCACCGTTTTCGCCCGGTTTACTGACCCCCAAGTAGCCGGATACGTAATCGGTCAATCCGAGGCAGTGACCAAGACAGTCAAAGGTGTTTTCGCAGGAGTGAAAACAGCTAAAGAAATAGTGAAAGCGGTATTTGATATAGCCCCAGGAGTTTCCTCACTCTTAGGGTCCCTTGCCGCATTTGATAAACCCATATCACTTGCTGCGCTTCAACCGCTCACCACACAATTTTCACGAGGAATGGCTCTAGGAGATGGATTAGATACATCTCAGAGTCTTTCTATTGACCCACAGCCCAAAGTGTCAACAGAAGGATTCATCGTCGGAAACTTAGAGAGCACTGTTAAGTTGATGGGAGTTATCTGTACACCCATGCTTCGCACGGTAGGCTTTTTCAATAGTCTTAGTGCGGGGCAAATGGTAGAACCCATCCAACCAATAGTCCCTGGAGTAACTCAACCAGACTACTTATCATTCACAGCCAATATGTTTCGCTATTGGCGTGGGTCTTTCAAGTATTGTATTCAGTTCTTCACTTCCCCTCTTATGTCCGCTCGTTTTAGGATCTCCGTTATATACACACCCCTCGTTGACGTAAACACACTTAACAACTCTGGTGATGTTGTCTCAAAAGTAGTGGATGTGAAAGGTGACACCACTGTCACTCTCACAGTACCATATCTTTGGGATACCCCATACAGAGAAACTTATGTTTCCGGTGACGTTGAGCGCACACTACCCACATTGATAATTTCAGCCCTTTCGCCTGTAGTTTCCCCTACCGGTGGAGAAGCCTTTATCTATTGCGCTTTGTGGCGGTCTGCTGGAGAGGATTTT